AGGTCGTTCTGACGGGCCTGATTGACGCCCTGCTTGTGCATCCCGATGGCGGTCTCTGCATCTATGAACTGAAGACCGGCGGTTGGTCGAAGGGCAAGATGACGAAGACTCGCAAAGAATTGTGCTATTACCGCAGGATGCTTCAAATCATGGGCGAGACCCGCGAAATCACGCACTTTGCCTACCTTGCTCCCGATGCAACAAACGACAAACTTGTCGCAGAATTATGCGGGTGGAAGAACGACGAAGGCGCATGGGACGAAGACCGCGTGGCTACGAGCAGGGCGGGATGGCTTGACTCAGACACCAAGCGCGACGTCGCCATCGGCAAGGGAGGTAAGGGAATCCTCGTCGTTGAGAAGGTGAACAAGCGTAGCATCACAGGCTTTGAGAAGAGCCTGACTGAGGCTTGCGATGGCCTGAAGGCAGGCAAGTGGGACATGAATTGGAACGATTACTTCTGCCCCGCTTGGTGTGACTTTTCCATGTCTTGCGAAAGTGAGATGAACGGACTTGATAACCTGTGGTGATATGATGAACACGGAATGCTCAGAATGTGATGCGCTCTTCGTTGCGGCGGAGGTCAGGCAAGTCCTCGTTCTTGAGGGCGAAGCAGGCAAGGAACCTCAACTCTTCTTCGTCTGTCCTGTCTGTGGTCATCGGATTCATAAGGACAAGAAGTGATGGTGCAGGCATGAGTCTGCTCCACTTCCCGCGTCAGATTGGTCTAAAGCGACAGGCGTGTTTCGACCGTCAGACAATGGCTTCCTATGTCCGCAGACTCAACGGACGAAGCGACCTCTATACGTCCCTCTATCATTTTGACGACCTCCGAGACTACGACTCTGTCGTCATGGACAGAGCGTGGTGGGATTTCGACATGAATGACGAACATTCTATGGAGCAGGTCAAGACTGACGTAGCATCCCTTCTAAGGCGTCTGGGAGGCGACGTGAGGCTTGTGGCGACCGGCAGAGGGTTCCATATCCACCAACCCTTTCAGAGGCCCGTAAGGGGTCGCCAATGGGCTTTTCACCTCGACCGCTATGAGAAGGCTATGGCCGAGGGTCTGCCGAGCCTCGATGGTGTCGGCTACCCAGAGAAACTGACGCGCATCCCCGGCACGTTCAACTCCAAGCGCGGGCGTTGGTGTGTGGTTGCTGACGCTCAGGCCTTCATGGAGGACCCGCACGGCTACGTTATCCCCCAGAGGCCCGTCTCTGCCCTGTCTCACCTTGACCCCTTCCGTGGCGAGGTGGACCTCTCTGCCTGCTTCGATTTGGTCAGGTGGAACGCGGACAACCCATACGTCGCTCCGGCGCGTAGCGAGAGGGTGACGGTCAAGGTCGGTCAGCACGAAGGAGACGTCGCTCTGCCGACCTGTCTCGACCGTGCTATTCGTCTCAGCAACCCACCGCATCACGTCCGCGTTGCTCTGGTGCAGACCATGTCTCAGCAACTCAGGTGGTTCGCAGACCCAGAGGCTCTGAGCGAAGGGGACAAGAACGAGATTGCAGACAACATCTGCGATTTCATCGAAGGTCTGGGGTGGATTGATTATAACGCCGCAGTCACACGGAAATACGTCCGTGGGATGCAACATTACCGTAACGCACCCGGACCTGCGTGGTATCGCAAACACAATCTCTGTGACGGGAACTGCTGGTTCTGTGGTGGCCCTTAAAAGTCGTTGGCGTAATCGCACAACATGATTTACTGCGATGACCGGGAAAACGAAGCCCTGATTCATCGCCTGTATCTGGCGGCGGGAGACCGACGCGCTGACCCGAAGGGCAACGTCGTGGTGAAGAGGCTCAATCACGGCGACTACATGGTCGGCAAGTGGCTGATTGAGGCAAAGGAAATCAACGACCTTTACCGTAGCATCCTCGGCATCGGTAGGAATGGGCGGACCATCAACCATCAACTCTCTGAAATGTGCGAGGTTTCCGAAGAACCTTTTTTGGCTGTATATGGGACGCAGTTCAAGCCTTTCTTCAAGGGCCGAAAGCCCAAGAGCCACGAAGTCGCCCGTGAAATCGCAAAGATGAACCGTGTGGTCAAGTCGTTCAAGATGACGCTATATTCGCAGTTTCCCAAAATCAGGCTCGTTGAGTTCAACTCGATGGACGATTTCGTGGAATGGCTCTGCGTCTCGCACACGAAGAAGCGCATGGCTCAGGCACTCACGCCCCCCAAGCGCACGAAGTCCATGCCTACGGACCCACGCCTCCTTGCGCTCATGGGTATTCCCGGCGTCACGGAGGCCGTGGCGACAGACCTCCTGAACAAGTTTGGCGGACTCCCGCAGATGCTCAGGAGCAAGGTCAGAATCAGGGACCTGCAACAGATTCGTGGCGTTGGCCGTGTTCTGGCCCGTCGAATCAAGAGCCTGCGAGAACCGTGGGATTGATAAGGAGAGACGTTCATCTTCTATTTGTCCGAGGGAGGGCATCACCTCATCTGTCTCTCCTCCGCTTGTGGTTTCGGTCTTCAAACCTCCCTCGGACACCCCCGTCAATACGGAAGCATGTTGCGGGAGCCTGACGACATATCCTGCTGAGGCAGGTTCAGACGACGCACGGAGACCGTGACGTTGTGAACCACGATGGACGAGAACGGCGCGCTATCGTTGCCGGTGTTGGGCGTCCGAGTGATGCTGACCTTGAGGTTGTTTCCTGCCGTCTCGGCCCCGTTCAGGTTGCCGCTGATGAGGACAAACGAGGTTCTGGTCGAAGGACCGGGGATGCTGACTGCACGACTCAGAGAATCCGCCGTCTCCGTGCATTCCACGGTGGCTGTGATTTCACCTGCGTTGCTTCCCTCAAGTGTGATGATGGCCTCGACAGTCACAATCCCAGACGTCGAGACGTCGTTAGGGACGCGGACGTTGATGGAGTGCGTCTGCTCTTCGCCTGCGTATGTGCCGTCACCAGACGACACGCCAGCAAGGGTAAAGCCGTCGGACGTCATAATCGCGGCCCCACTCTCGCTCGCCATCTGCGAATCCACGCCGTCAATCGCTCTGTTGAAAGACGAGGCAGAGCCGGTCTTGGCCGCACCAAGAACGCCCCACGTCGCTCCACCCGCACCCACGTCATTAGCGAAGGAAGCCCTGCCGTTGAGGTTGCGGTAGGCGAGATTGCTTATGTCGTTGCTGGACATCCCCGTGAAGTTCCCGACGTTGGACGCACTACCCCCACCGATGTTGTTTGAATTGTCCAAGATTCGCAGAGGACCGACAGAGGGACCGAGACCCGGCGATGGCCTAAATGGGGGAATAGGTGGCCTGAGTGGAGGTGCGTGCGGTGTTCCCGGCCCCCCGCTACCCGAACCTCCTCCGTTGCTTCCGGGTCGGAAGATTGCGGCGAGGTTATAGGCGTAGTGTTTCTCGGTCTTCTCAAGGTTGAGCCTGACCTTCTCGACGTCTCGACAGTCCTGACTCCAACTCAGGCTCTTGATGGTCATTGTCTCGTTGCTGAGGCCGAGGTAGTCGTCGGTGTAGGCCAGCGTTGTCGCAGGGACGTAATTCACGTCATTGACGACATGGAGACGGGGAGCGTAATATGCGGCTCGGTCATCGGCAATGTCGCCAAACTCGCTGTATTCGCGCGCGCCCAGAGGGAACAAAGAATGCGACGAGAACGACGAATAGGTGCTATCGCCCTGAACATTGTGGGCGTTGAGGTGTCCGTTGTTCGTGGTCCCAGAAGCACCAACAGGACCCGAATTGCAACGGAGACGCGAAATCTCCTTGAGGTAGTCAAAGTTCACGGAGAGCAGAACTTCCCTCTGGGAGGAATCATAGGACGAAGGCACTTGAATTGCAACGACTCCATTCTGAGTGATGGCGACGTTTGAGGAACCACGAAGAGTCTCTGTGAATGTCGGGTTTGCAGGAGCAGACGAAGTGTTTGCAAAAGAATAGTCCGACAAGAAAAGGCGATACGTCGGGGATGAAGAGGTCCCCTCTGCCGCAATAGAGATTCGCAACTCGTTGCCCGAAGTTGCGCTGACCAGAGGCATACCGTTCTGCACATCCACAACCTGAACCGCGTAGGACAGAGAGTTTGCCCCATAGAAGCCATAGAAGCCGACGCCGTCGGTGCGACTCTGGTGGCCGTCCACAACGAACAGGGACGTGCTTCCAATCGTTGCGTTGTTTCCGTCGGAGAGTTGCGTTCCTCCCCAATAGAACACGACGCTGATGACGTCCCCATTGCTCGCGTGTGTTGCCGTTGCTTCGTAGTGACCAGCCGCCGTGAATGGACCTGCGGACGACGTTGTGCTATACACGTTGCTCCCATCGTTATATCCGATGGAGACGACGTATTGACCGCTACCGTTAGTGGTGAGGGCGGCGGTAATCCCGTGTGCTTCGTCCAGAGAGAAGCCGTTTGTCTTGACCGTCCGAGGAAGAATCGTTCTCTGCGTGAACTTGATTGGCGCGAATGTGCCTGTGTTATACGGGGCCGCGTTATAGACGGCGGTGGCGTTAGCGTTCTTCATCCAGAGAGCGAGCGTCTGGTCTGTCGAGGACTTGATGCTACCCGAAGCAGAGGCGCAGTCAAGCGCATTCTGCACACCAGAGAAGGGATGGCCAGCGTTGCGATTTGTCCACCAAGCCGCCGCACGACCGCCGGGGTCGTGGGTGTTCTTTGTGTTGTGTGCCTTGCGGAAGACGTCAGCGACGTAGCCATATCGCCCATTGTGTTGCATGATGTTGCCGCCATCTCGCAGAACCTCAGCGGTGACGCTGATTCGGGATGTGGACTCACGAAGGAACTCTTGTTTTGCAAGAGCCAGAGCCTCGGCGCGGGAAAAGATATCTGGGAAGTTCAGGACTCGCCATCGGGTGTTAGAGCCGGTGGGTTCGGGGTGGTCTGCAAAGTCAGAGTTGCCGTTGAAATACACGCGGACGTTGGTGATTTTGGAACCGCTCTGAGTGCTGAGGTTGGAGACGCGCAGATTGTTGCGATTCAACGTATGCTTTGAGTCGTAGGATTGGCGGAAGTCAAGACGATTATCCCTGCCGATAAGCCAAGCGAGAGAGGCGACTGTGCCGTCCAGACCGCTTCCATCCAGACCGGCCATGTCTGTGACGATGGACAGGAACGTCTGACCGCGAGCATCCGTCTGGGAGCCAAAGTTGCGGGTCATCGGCACGTTGTTGATATCCGAGATGCACGGCAGAACCGTGTTCTGCGTCCAAGCAGAAGCCGTTGCAAGGTTCTGAAGGTAGCGAATCTTGTCGTCGCTGAAGAACGTAGCCGTGTTTGGTGTCTCAATGAGACCGCTGACGCTCATCATCAGACGCATTCCGAAAAGCGCGGCTGTCGTGTTATAGAATCGCACCGTGTCGAAGTTGGTGTCGCTTGTTGTGCTTGTGCCTTCATTGCTTCCAATCCGCACATCTGAACCATTGCTATACAGAGAAGACTTAGCCTTGATTTGTGCTTCTGCGTCCAGAGGGTCGGTCACGACGGGAAGCGTGGTGATGAAGACGTTGTCGAGGTATGAGAGTTGAAGGCCCTGAATGTTCTGCGTTCCCTTACCCGACCATCGGTAATAGAACAGCGTCTTCTCAGCATCACGGTCAGAGCCACCCGTGCAGACAATGACGCCGATGCCGGTTGTGTCGAAGGCCTCTGTGCTTTCAAGATACACCCTCGTTGCCCCTGATGCGATAGCACTAACCGGGCGGGTTCCGTCGTTGATGAACAGACGACCATTCGGGTGCTTTTCCGGCTTCTGTCCACCATCTGTGTTTTTATACGTCGCCGTAGCCTCAAGCCAATAGTTGTCTATGAGGTAGGGGAACCCGCGAGTGGGAGTCTCATAGTCCCCGAAGTCCACGGCTCCGCCCTGTTCATAGCCGACTCGACCGCCGGTCGCGGCGGTGTTGAGATTCCAGAAGCGCGAAGCATCAACGAGCATCATGGCTCCGCCCTTGTCTTCCCAATTGTGGAAGCGGTCATCCAGAGGCTCGTCGTTTGAACCTCCGTCGAGAGCAGACCAAGCACCCCCACTATACGGTTCGACTGCGGCATCGAGGGACCAGATATCAACATCTTCTCCGACCTTCAAGTCCGTGAATGCGTCGAGGTTGCCGTCGGCGTCGAGTTGATTTGCGAAAGACAGAGTTACCTCGTAGTTGCGCGTCGTTGGGAGCATGAGTCCAAAGTCGTTCTTGCGATGTCCACCATCCGCGTCTGCCGTTCCGTCGTTTCGCATATCGGCCCACGCAACGAAGAGGTGCTTATAGCCATTGGACTCATCCACTCGACGCAGAGAATAGATGGTCGCATCCGCATCCCACGCGCGCTTAACGCCCTTGACGCCCGACAGAGTCGTTGTGCCGTGGTAGGCAACACCGTTCTGATTTGAGAAGGACTGAGAATCATATGATTCATAGGTCCCGAAGATGGCGTCAGGGTCCTCAAACCAGACGCTTGCATCAGATGACCAGCCTGTCGTGTAGCCGTTATACTTGTCCCTCATGTAGGCGAAAGCGTTGCGTGTCGCAACAAAGCCTTCGTGCCGCCATGCCTTGAATTGGTTTGCACTCACGACCTCATGCACCACCCACACTCCATTGAACTCATAGTCGTCAAATGAGTCGAAGACAAGGACTTCGCCCTCGTCAAAACCATGACCCGTGCAGTCAAACGCTTTTGCGCTATTGTTCCAAGCGATTACCTTTGACGAAGGTGCGGAAAAGGAACTGCCGATAACGAAGTCTGTTTCGTTGGTCTTGATATCGAGGAGGTCCACGATGAAGTCCTCATATCCAGAGCGACCGGACCAATACCACATAGCAGGGTCGTCAAAAACGATGGACGTCGCTCCTGCCGCCACGTTCGCGTTGAGGACAGAGCCGGTCTTGACTGTTCCGTCGCTATTGAAACCAGAATACGTCGAGATGACTGCGGGCGAAATGGGCCTATGCGTGTGGCTACCTGTCCCTGCTCGCCAGAATGGGGTCTTTGCGATTTCTCCAAACTGAGCGCGGAACCACGGGGAAAGCGGAAGGTCTCGCATCCATCGAGCGTGAATGTTACGGTGCTTTGCACGACCCGCTTCGATTTCGTCATCGAGGATGGGGACGGGAGTTCCTGTTTTATACGCCACAGGCAAGACGAGTGCGGCTCTCCTTTCAGCGTGTCCTCCACGAAGAACCTCTGAATAGACAAAGCAGGACGCAGAACCGAAGGAGATATTCGCCATACCGTATTTTGGACCCACGGCATAGAACTTCGTTGATGTTTGAGTTTTCGCATAGACGGTGAACGTGTCTTCCATTCCAAAGTGCCTTGCCGATGAATAGGACAGGAGCATTCTTGAAAGGCGGAATTGGTCGCCAATGTTCACGGCAACTGCGCTATGTTGCGTAATCTCATACAGAGCCTCCGTATCGCTGAAGTTTTCATCTTTGACTTTTACTGAATTAACGCGATAGAGAGCATCGTCTCCCAGAGCAAAGCCAGAGGTTCCTGTGTTTGAGAGTTTGACTCGGACAACCCAGCCACTCTTGCCGTTTGGTGCAGCGTTCATGGCGGCCACGGCGTAGGTTCCATCATAGGATGTGCCGCTGAGAATCACGTTCGTTCCGCCCACGGTGATTGGACCAAAGGTGGAAATAGAACTTGATGGGTTGTTGTCTGGGTCGTTCCAGAGGAAATACGCTTCGATTTGTGCTGTGCCTTTCGCAACGTGAATCAGGCGAACGTATTTGGTGGAGTTGCTGTCGTGCAGGCGACCCAGACCAGCCCATTGCTCCTCCACGGAGTTCGGCCCGTTGTCGTCTTCGTTAATATACATCTGAATCGGGTTGCCCGAATACAGTTGAGTGCGTCCATCTGGGACACCGGAATAGCCAGAAGTGTGCGAGTCTGTGTCGTTCTTGCCGTAGCCAAGACGACCTGTGCGAGAGATGAGTGGCGTAGCACCCATCATCAATGTGTCTCGAATAGCCGCCGTCTCCGCGCTTTTCTTTGCAAGAGTGGCGTCCATTGAGATGTGATTTGTGAGAGAGAAGGCGGCGTTCTGCCCCACTTCCCAGACCGGGAGGGTGCGGTCGAGAACAGACGACGAGTCCCGCGCTTGAATGATTGTGTCTGTGACTGCTCCCTTGAGACTCTGGGTTGTTGATACGCTCTCGATGACGCCAGACCAATGCACACGGTCTTCGTTATCAAGGAACATCAGCAGGCTCCACTCGTCTGTGATAGCCCCTCCCGTCAGAGCAGTCGTGTTGAATTGGTTGAAGTCATCGTGAAGTGTGATTGAGCAAGTGCTGACTTGGTTTGCCCCTCGCTTCATGTCGAACTTTCCAAGACGAGGAAGAATGAGACTGTCTCCATCGAATCGGTTGGTCACGGGAAGGGCAACTGCGGCCCTATCAATGAAGGTCACGACGTTCACGAAGTCATCCGTCGAGCCATGCGCCCAGACCGCATCGAGGGACCAGCCCTGCATATCTGCAAAGGTCTTCCCACCGGGCATAGTGTGACTGACTGTTGCGAAAGGAGTCGTGCTTCCGTTTGCGTAGGCCTTTGACTGACCTGCGGTGAAGTCCATGACGACCTCAACGTCGCACCAGACCTCTCCGGGGTCTGCTTCGACTCCGGCGTTCCACGTCTCAATGTCGCCATCAATGCCGAGATTGGCCGCAGTCATCGGGATAACGATGACGGGAGTGGTGGACCAATTGTTCGTTGTCTTATCATAGGTCGAGGTGTAGCCGATGTTGAGTTTCCATGAGAGCGTCGTGTCGGTAATCAGGTGATAGCCGAATCGCAGATGGAAGGATTCGCCAATGGCCTTAATTCGCAGGTCGCCGTCGTAGTTCAGGACGCGATGAGTGCCGGAGGTAGTGGTTGGTGCGGTGTGTCCTGTGCCGCGAGCAATGAAGGTGTTTTGCACCAGAAACGGCATCTTCGATGGGGAGACGACGTGCTTTGAATACGTCGTAGCATACGTCGAAGTCGTCAGGTCTCCGGGCTTCTCAGCCGCATACACCGATGCGATGGACGTCATGGTCATGTCCCTTTCGCCCGTGTCCTGTTGCGAATAGGTAGCGTCGTCGCGCGTCCCTGTCTGGCCGTGAGTTGCAGGGGAGCCTGCGAGGAACGAGATATCGTTTGAAATGCCGAGTGTCTGTTGCGTCAGACCCACGATGTATGAGCCACCGTCTGAGAAGTCCGTCCCACCTACGGGCGCGTAATAGACGCCTGACGTGTCGTGCCCGTTATGAAACGCGAGATAATGGTCGCCAGATGTTTCTCGCCCAAGCCTCTGACGATTCGCACAGACAGAAATGGGGTATTGCAGGTAAGCCTTTGCTGAATAGGAACCCGGCTTATCAGCCACGCTATCGAGGGTCAGCCACTCAGCAATGCTTCCGTTGTGCTTTAGGAAGTTCTCGGCGGTGGAGAGAGTCGGGTCGTCCCAATTAGACTGATGAAGAAGCCCTGCATCCATCCCAGAAGCATAAAGCGTCGTGCGCTCGCGGTCGGGACGAGAGAAGTGAAAACGGGGATTGAGGCGTGCGGTTCCAATGGCAGAGCCAAAATGAGTCTTGGTATGGTCAAGGACACGGGTGTTTGCGGCGTTGCTCTCGTCAGCAATCGCACGGGCCGACGAGAAGTCGTCCCAATAACCGGAGAGCCAGAAATTATAGGGGGTGCTTACCGTCTTCGTCATACACTCTCACACTCACACAGAGATGCCTTCCGCCCTTAGAACGTCAAGCACTCCCACAGTCACTCGCTCAACCATTTCCTCGGTAGTGAAACCGTGGAAGTGGTTGCTCTGCACAATCTCAGTCTTATGGAGAAGATTCTCAATCCTGCCTTGCTCAATCTGCTTATAGATAGCCCCGGTGAAGTTCGCACGTTCACCAAAGAACAACTCCTCGCGGGCAGACGTGAACTCTTCTTGCTTTTGCAGGAGCGTATTATAGAGTTCTTCGTCTTGGGAGATGAGGGCAGAGTTGCCGTCATCATTGACCTTGAGAAGTTCCCTGTAATGCTCCTTCGTGAACTCCGTGACTGTGCTTTGAGCGGCCTCTTGGATTTCGAGAAGGCGGGCCTCTGCCTTTTCTTGACTCCTAAATCTCTCTTCGTGCATCTGTCCCTGCAAGTCTGTGTAGGACAAAACGAAGTTCTTGAACATCATAGCATCCAATGTGTTTTCATCCGCAAAAAGACCGTCCTTACCAAGCAATTTCGGCACGTCTTTTGCGATTGTTCCGACAATTTCACGTTGTTCCACAAGGTTGGAGTTCACCGCATTGTGCGCTCCTGCGATTGCATCAACATTGGTCTTTGCTTTCTGCATCAGACCAAGTGTAGTGTTCATAGCCGCGATTTCATCTGCGGAACGACCAGCCAATTCTGCATCGGAAATCTTGGCCTTCTGTTCCGCAATGTCTTCGGCAAGGTCCTTCTGAACTTGGAACGCCATGTCTGCGTTTTGCTTCAGGTCATTATACGACATATCGAACATTCCAGACAAAACTGAACCTGCGCCTGTTGGTCCCGCAAGGTCAGCCAGACGCATAGCCATTTCGTCCAGAGAACCGTTGAGTTCTTCAATCGTTCCAATGTCCATGTTGATGAAGTCAAGCATCCCCTTGTCTCTGAGTTTCTTAATACCTGTATGTGCGGCGAAGGCGGTAACGGCGGCGGTAATGAGAGTCAGACCACCCGTTGCAACTGCGGTAAGAGCCGCAGTCTTGGTCAATTCGATGTTTGTGAGGTTGAGTGCGGGAACCATCATGCCGACCATAGACACGGCGGTCGAGATAATGATTGCTTCCATCTGATGTTCTTCGTCCACAAGCATAGGGATGAGCATTGCGTAGCCCATCAATGCTCCCTTTGCAGTCTTCATGGCCCTGCCCTGTGTGAAGAATGCGGCAGACGTAGCCTTCAGTTGAGCGGCGTGTCCTTTTTCAGTTGCAACCGCGGCTTGCTTTGCGGCGATGAAAGCGTTGTTTGCTTGAATGCCTGTTGCAATAGCAGACCTTTCACCAGCCATCACCATAATCTTCTCTTGGAGATTTGCGATTTCTGCATCAATAGCCGCTGTGCTTCCACCGCGAGCAAGGATTTCGAGCCTCTGGTTTTGCAGACCAGCCATCGTTGCCTGCAATTCCTTCTGACGGGTCGCAAGCAAGAGGTTTCGCTTTTGCAGACTTTCCAGAACCGAAGCATCGAGTTGTTCGTGCAGAACAATTTCTTGCGACATGAACTGCGCTTCTTGCATCATAGTCTTGTTGAGCGTCTGTTGCTGTTGGACGTTCTGCATCACTTGTTTCCCACTACGGGCTTCCATAGCAAGGCGACCCTGCATGTTGGCGATGTTTGCCTGTTGCGCTTGACCATACATCTGTTCTTGTGAGGTGAGTTGCTGAAGCGAAATCTTGTTTGCATCGCGGGACTTCTGAAGCCTGCGGAGCAACGCTTCTTCTGTCTTGGCTTTGCGATTAGCGGTGAAGAACGCATCCTTCTTGTCCTTCTTTGCAAACTTTCCGGGGAACGCAGGGACGGCGGCGCGCGCCCTCTTAGCGCGACGGCGAGTGTTGTGAATCATTACGCGCTCTTCTTGGAGTTGCACCTCGATGCTTGCCTTGCGAGCCTTAATCGAGTTTAGAATGCCTTGCGTTGTGAAGTTCTGCTGACGAGCGGCATAGATTTGACCATCAGCGAGAAGGTCTGCTTGGTTGCGCTCAAACTGAATCATGGCAGCGTTTTCTCGGTGAGCAGCCGCCGCCTTCTTAATCTCAAGACGTTGCTTAGGGGAAACGGCTTGCAGGGTCTTGAACGCAATGAATAGGTTGAAGGCGTTGATACCCAACTCAAACAAGGGCTTCGAGGTCTTCTCATACACAGAAGACAGGCCAATGAAAGCACCGACGAGTTGGGAGATGGGTTGATACCCATTGATGCTTGTGTTCACGATGTTCTCAAAGCCCTTCAGGAAAAGACCCTCGGCTCGGAAAGCAGTCATGTATGCACCGGCAAGGTCTTCACCAATCACCACGCGCAGATTCTCAAGGCGAGCCTCCATCACCTTTGCTTTGAAAGAGGTGGACTCCATCTTTTTCTCAAACTCTTCGATTGCTCCGAATTGTGCGTTGAACGCATTTGTCTGAAGTTGCACCAGACGATTGTGATTCTCCATCAGTTTCAGGAACTTGACGTAGTGACGAGAGCCCGCAATGTTCACCGCAAGCGCACGCTTTTCCTCTGCACTCATGTTTGCATATGCAGGAGCAAGGTCAGAAAGAACGTCAGAAAGTTTCATCTGAGCAACGCCTTGAGCATCAACACCTTCGATGTGTTCTGCAATCGCCTTTGTTGCGGCGTTATTGGCGTTGCCAAGACGCTGGTAAATCATTCGCAGACCTGTTCCGGCTCGGCTCACTTCTTCACCTGTCTCAAGCAGCAGAGCAGACATAGCCGCCATCTCACCAATGCTTTCACCTGCGATATCTGCCTGACTTGCGAATTGGTTGAGAACGAACGTAATGTCCTCCATCGTAGCGACAGAAGAGTTTTCAATTGTGTTCAATTGGTCAAGAGTGTGAATAGAAGTCTGACGCACAATGTTTGCTTGTTCTTCTGCTTCGAGAGCATCGAATTGCGCTCTGGTAAGACCACCAAGAAGAAACTGCGTTTGCTGTGCAAGGTTAATGAAACGATTCATACCTTCCTCGGTCTCCATTTCACCTACCTGAGACATGAGGAGACCGGCTCTGGTTGATTCGATAATTGCCTCTTGACTACCGAGAGCATCCTTCAGTTGCGCCATACGCGCAGATGCAGCCAAAGCCTCTGCTCCCGTAAAGGCAAATGCTTCACCCATCTTGACGGTTGCATCTGCAAATCGCATCACAGAAGCGTCATCGTTATAGAACTTGCGAAGACGGACGAGTTGGTCCTCGAATTCAAAGAAGGAGTTCACGACTTGCTCAGTCGCTTGGATAATCTGTTGCGAAGTCTGGGAAAAGGAGTCCTCGACGCCCGCCAGAGCGTCCATCATCATTGCCTTCTGAACCGTCATTGCGGCCTCGGTATCACCGAGCATCCGCTCTGCTTGGAACTGACCGACAATGTCGAAGAAGACACGTGCCGCTCCCGACTTCGCCATCTTACTCGTCTCCCATCCAATTATTCAGGACACCTGCAAGACCGGCGGCATCTGTCTTTCGGGCTTCACGCCTCTGGTTCCGCCGAGCAACGGCGGACTTAGCGTCTGCTTTACCCTTCGACTCTTCGACCTGCTCCGAGATACGGTCGCCGATTTCGGCGGCTACGGATAGGTCGAACTCCAATCTTGCAAATCCCCCCTCTCTGTCGTATCGGTCGAATAGGTCACTTGGTAGCACGCCTTTGAATGTCGAACAGAGAATGGGAGCCATGCTTGAAATCAGACCAAAGGGACTGCGCCCTCAGCATCGTCACCACGGACGAAAGAAAGGATTTCACGCAGTTCCTCGGACGTCAGGGAATCCACGTCGAAGTCATTATCAATGATGCACTTAGGAACCCACGTTTGAATCTGGGAGGTCACTCCGCCGCCTGCGGCATCAAGGGCTTCCGCAAACTCTTCGTGTTGTTCTGCGGTCCAATCATTCGGATTCGCACCGAAATGACGGAACTTTCGCATTGTCTTCATCTGGATGTTCTCAATCTGCAACTTGTCCATGCCCGACGCTTGCCGGACCCAGACCTTCGTTCCATTGTCGAGTTCAATTTCTTTCTTCAAAACAGGCACTTTTCTTCACCACTTTCACTACTCGTCATAGACGAGTCCCAAGAGCCGACCACACTACTTAGGTCGTTGCTCATGGAAAATCACTCTCAGGGCGCATCCTCATATGAGATGATAGCCATGTATTGATTGCCCACAGACTTGCGGACAATGCTGATATCGAAAATCTCGTCACCGGGACCGAGCGTCCGCAGAGCGGTCTGCAACTGACTGTGAATTGTCAGGTGCGTTCCATAGACAACCTTTGTCGTCAGCGTTGCTGGATTGTTGACCGGCATTTAACCACCGCCTCAGAACGTGTCGCTGTTTGCGAGTTCGTTGGTGGAGGTCACGACACACTTAGCCATTGCGTTAGCATCGCCGAGGTCATACAGACCGTGGAAGTTCACGGTCATCGTCTGAGAGTCACGACCACTCACGGAGGTTTCAGGCATTTCATATTGAATCTTGAAGAAGTCAAAGCGAATATCGTCACCCGTTCCGGCACGGAAAAGCACAGAGAGGGCGGGCGTGATGCCGCCGGGGTTGAACAAAGCCGCATTGCTGGACGTCGAAGCACCCATCAATTCATCGAAGAAGGGTTCGCCTTCCGTGGACTCGCTGGTCAGAAGAGCCTTGTCAAAGGTAATACTTCCCGTAATCTCACGGATGGTGACGGGAGGCGCACGCTCACAGGTGTCGCTACCCAGAGCATAGGAGTTATCAATGTCTCGGTTGGTGCGAATCTCAAAGTCAATGGACTGAACACGCTTCGAGAAGTCGGAGTTTGTTGCCACGGCCTCGAAGTTCACGAAGGCTTGCGAGAAGTGGGCCGCATCGCCCGTGTAGCCCGTGACTGCGGTAGCGAGGGTTCCCGTGGAACTGCTCTGCTTTGCTCCGGTGGTGTTCACAGTCAGCATGGCGTATTCACCAATGGAGGAAGAGATGGCGATGCTTTCAATAACCTGACCGGGGAAGACGTGTTCCTTGTCGTCACGACCAACGCGGAAAGTGTAGGACGGAAGGGCAGTCGAAGTGGACACGGCCAACTCGGTGAAGGTGTGAGGTCCGGAGGAACTGTTGTTGTCGTGGCTACCAAAGATGCCCATCAAGCAGTTCGCCAAGAACTTGTCTGGCTGAAGGGGAAGGGTGATAGAACCTTCAGCGGTCTGACGACCCACGACAGTCTTTGCAGAGCCGTAATAGTTCATGTCGCTACGCTTTGCAATATCATAGGAGTTCGAGAAAGACTCGCTCTCAATCTCACCGACAGCGGTTGCTGAAACGGCTGACTTATACGTTGTTTCCTTGCCCACGCTGACGTAGCGTGTGTGGTTGCTGGAAGCCATGTTTTGCAGATGCGCTTTGCGACTATTAAACTCTTCGTCACACTTCTCTTAGGAACATCCGAACCTTTTTCATGTAGGTGAGATTTAGAGTGTGAACACAAACGACTTCATCATCATCAACCTTTGAGTCAAGGCGGGTATCATATGCAATGATGGAGTCCACACCGTCTTGACGTCCCGTCAGAGAATACAGTTCGTCAAAGACTTCGCCCATGATGCTCATGCCGAGACGGTAGGCGTTGCGATAATCTGTTCCGCGCGTCGTGACGTAAATCGTCACCTCATACCTCTGGTCCGTGCGAGTTCCTGAAAGCGTCAAGAACTCAGGGGAGTCCACTCTCTGTGTAACGACGTGGACTGCGGGAGGCTGAATCCTGTTAATCATGGAGTTAGAGGACAAGTCAAAGCCATACACGATTCCTCCGACGCCAACATGGGTCTTGAGAAGGAACCTTTTTGAGGCACGAAGGGTGTCCACAATGTTGAAGCCTGTCCGAAGAAGGGTGTCTGTGACCCAATCGGACATATCCAATTCATCTGGGGAATATGCTCCATGAGACGTGTAATAGACCGTGAACCAATCAATCGTTCCCGTGCTGTTGCCCCACTCCGCTTTCTGAGCAGAGGAAGATGCGCCCACCACCTGAAGGTAATGCTGATTAGCATCATCATCTTCAACAATCTCGCGCATATAGAGACGGGCGGTTCCATCATTGGCGAGCGTCAAACGCAGAAGGCATGGGACAGAATCGTCGTCAGCAACACTGAGGTCGAGTTCAGGGGAGGTCACAGTAGTCGCACCGACGAGTTTCACCTTCTGCAAACCACCGTCACTTCGGACCTCCACCTTATGACTGCCGTTATCCAGCACCATGAGGACTTCGTCGTTAGAAGGAGCCGCGATGTATTGGAGGCCAGCAATGATGGTCAAGTCGTTTTCATCATTCAGGACCGTCTGCTTCCACTTCTGGCCGGAAACACCATTAGTGATGCGCCAAGCATCACCATTGACGACACCGTCTCCTGAAGTTCCCGTCAGGACCCAAGCGTTGTTTTGTTCTCCAACGGGACTTAGGGGGTCATTGCCTGCAAGGCGCGCGGTCCAGAAGTGACTGTTGCTTGCTACCGTCATAGTCTCACCGTAAATCCATTTCTGTTTGCCGCTTCTCTGACGACCTTCTTCGCTTTGCCTCTGAACTTCATAGCGACTTGGTTTTCGATTGCAGCCATGTAGTCGAAGATTTTCCTTTTTCCGTTGAAACCGGGATGGCTTGCGGCTTTCATCATGCCGACTGTCCAATCTCCTGCCGCGCCCGTCTTGACGAAGTGTGATACAGAGGAGCGCACCTTTTTGGGTAGCCATCGTGGGTATCGGTAAGGACGATGTCCACCAGCCACAATCTGCGAAAGAAAACCACCACGGCTACCGATAAGACCCTGCTGTGCTTGTGCAAGCGTAGGTCCTGTATGCACACGGATGGCCGTCTGACCGGGAACGTCGTCTTGACGCAGAGCATCTGCGACTCGGACATAGATGCTCTGAGAAGAGCCGAACTGCTCCCACGGAGGCACGGTGCGACTTGCAAGGGGACCTGCCTTTCGCTTCAAAGCCTCTTGTGCAAACTCGATTGCTTCTTGGATTGTCTCACGCAGAACATCCTTAGTCAGTCTGTCGCCGTCTTCACCCATTCTATCAAGGGCTACGCGGAGGTCGTGGTCGTCCCAATCAAGACGAAACTGCACCTGAATAGAACTGTGTGTGGTTCGGCGAGGACCCTTGCGGGTCAGCATACCGGACGTTGTCGCTCGCTTGCGATATTTGCCTACGCCAGACTTTGCGAACTTGGGCTCAAAGCGGCCACCGGCCCCATACCTCTGTGCCGCACGAACCATTCAAACACTACCCATGTGAGCAATACGGCGAAGCCGCATCATTCCCCTGTCTCGGAGGTTCTTTCCTCGGATGTCGGTTGATGTTTGGTGTGTTGATTCATCTTCCAGATAGACACCTGCGGCAATGTCGGCACAGATTTCGCGCATGACGTGAGCAAACTCGCCTTGCTGAACAGCAACACCCGTCGCGTGCGAAAAGGAAAGTCCGGTCACTCCGGTCAAGTCATTGCTTGACTTGCCGGTCCAAGAAAATGAGTCTCCATCCACGTTGCCGCTTCCAGAGGTTGCAAATGAGGAACCAGAAGCAACTGTCACAGTCGTTGCTCCTGCGTCGTGTGCGCCGCTCAGAGTGCTTTCTGCGGTAGCACGGCTTGGCTCATCGCGCCCATATTCACGGAAGCATTGGTCAATCTCAATGCTTGCCCTGCGAATCACGGCTTTGATGCGTGTGCTTGCGCGAGTTCGCTGACTGCTATCGAGACCAAGACGCATACCCACGTCGGCTTCGGAGCAGTAAAACGCCATCACTCCACCCCAAGCGCGCTAATCAAGTCAGCCTTCGTTCCTTCGACGCTGACGCCATGCTCTTCGGCAAGAGCAACGAGTTCGTCCTTCTTCATCTTCTTGAGAGCAGACAAGGAAGGCAGACTGCGGACTTCCTCGACAATGTCCTGAACCTCGTCCACGACGTCCATGACTTCATCCAGAGTGACCTTGCCGTCAGCAGTCACTTCAGTCCACTTCGCACGAAGTTGTGCGAAATACTTCACGATGAAGACAACGACAAGCAGTTCAATGACGCCAGCCGCAAGCAACATTCCAATTCCCATTTCCATATCCATTTTCATTCACCTTTATATTCAACGGAGACTGCTTTCGACTTGGGGATAACCATAAAATGACGCTCATCGCCCTGCCTATAAATACGATAGCCATGTGGTGTCTCTTCAATCTTTACATTCGAGAAGCACTTCTCAGGCGGCTGATACACAATCTTTCCACGTCGCATTTCAGTCACCATCCTCGATAATCCAAGCGTTCACCTGCTCAACTGTAGGGGCGGCAACATCGAGAGGCCAATGGGAAGGCAGGTAATAGATGACGCCGTTGCCATCATCAAAGAAGGGCGAGTCTTCGCAGTCCAGAAGGGCAGGATAGCGAGAATGTAACACAGATACACAGTTAGCCATCATCCAATCCTCCTGATTGAGCATTCGTTATAATAACCTGAGCGAAGCCTGTATTTCTTCGAGGACGATTGGTTGGACTGAAGCCTGTTGAATACACCGATTGCGATTTTGTCTCCGACGTCAAATCGTCGCACGGTTCGCACATCAGGTCCCTTTGCAGACAAACCTGTGCCGTTGGTGAAAAGGAAGATAGGGCCGCGCACCAAGATTTCAGATGCGGTAGGGTCTGTGCCGTCCGAGGAATACAGGATTTGAGCGATTGATTGAATAAACGAAGACGAGGACGGGTTGCCCAAAGTGTTGTTTCCGTTTGCATCACCATCAAGAAAGCCAAGTTTCGCATACACCTCATACACGCCTGCCGTCACAATTTCCCAAACACCGTTTGAGTAGGTGATGCCTTGTGTCGTCACAAGGTCTTGGTTCCATGCGGTGACAAGACCATGAACGCCGTTGCTAAACACTTGGCTTGACCCAGAACTTACCGCTCCGGGGAGAGAGCGAGAACCTGACGACTGAGCAATCCATGATGTGTCTGTGCCTGTATCAATGAAGCCCTTAGCAGAAATAGGCGTTGAGCCTGCCTCATATTGTCCGGGCTGAATCGCGCTATCAGCGAGAACGCCTTGTGCCTGCGTAGCGAATTGAGCAGGGTCTTGGAGGGCTGTGTCAGCCAATGCGCCCTGTGCCGCTGTGGCATAGTCGGCTGAATCGAATGCCTTGACTTGTGCAAGGTTAGTCACTTCGGAATCCATCAACGCTCCTGCGGCGGTGACGTTAGCCGTGTCGGTCACGTCTGCGCTTGCTTCGATGCCGTCGAGTTTGGTCTTGTCTGCTGACGACATGGACCCTGCTGCGCTTGTGGTGGCTGCGCTGATGCCCACAGTCACGTCGCCCGAAGCACCGCCACCTGTGATGGGTGCGCTGACGTTTACGGCGGTAATATCGCCTGAGCCACCACCGCCACCACCAACCTCGCTGTTTCCGAAATACAGTTTGTTTGAGTCGCCGGAGTTCACCCAAATGGTCTTCGCCGCATCTGTTCCGGGGTTAGAGCCTACGGCGGTGAACTCCATGCCCGTAGGGTCAATCAGTCCCGTCACCGTAAGTTTGCCGTCCACCGTTAATGTGCTACTCGATTTGGTCCAAGTCAGTTTTGCATCAGAATCCATCAGGAGACCATCTTTGCCAAATGGGATGCGACCTGCATCAAGACTCTGAAGACCTGTGCCTCCGTGTGCTACACCAAGAGTGTGGTTTGATTTATGGTGATAAATCCCGTCTGCAATGGGGTGAAACGACCAAGAACCCTTGAGTTTAGGTCGGTTGATGAGATGAATTGCAGAGCCGAGTGTATCATCGCCGACCACAATCGCATTACTGTTGATGGTCAAGTCTTGCAGAATAAGAATGCCGCCGCCAGAGACTTTCGCAATAGCACCTGCTCCGTTTGCCGTGGAGTCAATAACCATCTTCTTGAATGTAAAATCCGCTCCTGTGCCGTCTGTGGGAACGGTAAATGGAGTGCCACCCTGTGCATATCCCTGAAATGTCCACTCTGCTTCTCCACCATCAAAGGTAGCAATGCTGACGCTAAACTGAGAAGAGCCGCCATCACTAATCCACTTCAGAGCCTTGTCGTCAGCAGTTGGCGCAGATGCAAGAGGCGCAAAGGAACTAACAGTTGATTCCACAGTCAGACTAAGGAATCGCACTTCCTTATCTGTGCTTCCGCCATCAACGTAGTTCGGAGTGTGGTCTCCTTGCGAAAGTTTCAGATGGGGATAATGACCGCATGGAAATTGGTGGGGCGTGCTTGATGCTTGAATTTTGAAAGTAATGTTGTTACGGGAAGTGGCGTTGTTAAATGGGTCTCCGTCGCCAGATAGAAGAATGTGGCTTTTACCTGAATTGTGCGGCGCAGTTCCGCTAAACGTCAATTCAACTGCCGTAGTTGCCTGAAGCATCCCGTCAACTGCCGAAGTAAGACCGGCAAGAGCGACGTTGTTTCCAAAAATAAGACCATCAAATGCTGCATCAATGCGAATCTCATTGACTGCTACGATGTTAAAATTGCAAGCAGATGCGGAGGGGTTGTTGAATACGGCGTTATCTGCCGCAGATGGTGGGCCAGATGGAAGCCAATTGCTTGCTACACTTGCGTCCTGAACAGGACCGGGCAAACCATTCCAGATATAGTCAACCATCAGGAACTCTCCTGTCGGGTAGCAGTTTTACCGACAGAGAAAGCGGAACCGGGGGCTTCAACGACTTGCATCACCAACTCATCAGCACGCTTTTCCATGCTTCCAAGTTGCTGCCTCAGTCGAATGTCCGTCCTTCTCTGCTCTGGCTCTGGGACATAAGTAGGAATGGTGTCTATCATCACGCGCAAACAATCGCAACAGACAAGGAACTTAATGGCCGACTCCTTGATGGTGTCGGTAATCCCGGTAGTTTCCGCCAGACCATAGGCCGTGGGGGAACGAGCGCGCTTATCAATTTCAGCGGTGCGAATAGTGATGTATTCAGTAATGGTGGCCTCATTGAGACCGCGTGGCCTGTTGAGCAGGTCACGAATCTGACTTGTCGTCACCGCCACCCTTCTTCACCGCCGCACTCTTCTTCTTGGCCGGTGCTTTCTTCTTGGGCGCGGCCTTCTTTGGCTCTGCCTTTGGCTTTGCAACCGGCTTTTCTTCAGGCATACCCGGCACATCAAGCAGGGTGTATGAGGGATGGTAGGGCTTGCGTCCGAGGAACCACATGGCCTTTGTTCGGAAAAGGTCACGAGCAAAGCCTGAGTTAGGAACCCAGACCACGACGCCCATAGGAATGTCCTTTGCGCCTTCTGGGAAGACCTTCTGTGCAAATCGGCGAACCTTCATGCGACGAAACAGGAATCCGTTGCCGGGAACCCAATTGTCGAGACGGTGCTGCATAGCGACTGCCGAGTCGTCCTCAAGGACGGGCAATCCCTTTTCACGCAGAGCCTTTGCGAGAGCCGCCTTCGACTTCATCAACAACCACCTTCACAATTTCGTCTTTCGACATTTCTGCTTGCTTCTTGGACGAAGACTTCTTGCTACCCTTCCCGAAGGACATAGCAAGGTCTCGCGCTTCACGCCGAGTCATCGGCGGAACCACAAGGTCTTCCTCGGCTTTGGTCAAAGACCTACCGAGGATATCGCCCATGTAGCGAATCAAGAACGCCTTTCGCTCGCTCACGAACCATCACCTCAAGCGGTGATGTTCGCAATCTTGCAAATACGGTTCGAGGTTCCGGAGGAAGCACCGTCTTGGTGTTCGTGAATCACACAGCCCATGTAGCCCGTGAGCATCCAATCGAAGCCGACACCGGGAATGCGGGTCAGTTCGGTCTCTTGGAAACCGTCGCCGTTGTATTGGAAGAACTCAGCAGTCTCGGAGCCGGGGACCATCAGCAAAGCAGTGTCGCTCAGACGGGAGTTGCGGCTGTAATAGACCGTGAGGTTGGCCTGACGCTTCAGGTGGTCCTCAAGGGATTCCACAACATTGCCGTAAAGGGTCGTGTCGAGCAAGACGCTGCGATACTTCGCAGGGACAATGAGAGCCAGAGGCTCGTTGCCGCTGACCTTGCCGTTCTGGAAGATTTTGTCCATAGCGTTGAGAATGTTCTTCTCAGCGTCAGCGGACGAGGTGTCCCACTCAGCACCACCGGCGATGGTCTCGGTCTGACCTGCACCGGCAATCAGAGCCTCAAGGATGAGGTCGTCAATCACGTCGGCCATGTTGCGGACGATAGCGAGTTGCTGACGGTCCATGTTCTCGAAGGACTCGCCACGGAGGAGAGTCGAGTCGAGGAAGATGCAGCGGCCCTGACCCTTCTTCAAGCGAACCGTGTAGTTCTCGGTTCCGATGTGGGTTGGGTCCGTCACGGCGTTGTCCGCGAGGGGGTAGGTGAACGTCCCCTCAGCACCCGTATA